ATACATGCTTATTCCTTGAGCCAATACTGCTATTTTTAGCTCATAAGGAAATTCAATCAGTTTACAATCAATTTTCCTAGGCCATTTCATTTCATTACTTGTACTATCTTTTATTCCTACATACATTAACTTTTCCATTAATGCTGTTGCTTTCTTTATTAAGACTTCCTTATCTTTATCATTAGTTAAAGAGTTCCAGTATACAGACTCTTCATCAGTACTCATAAACTCGTCATTCATAATTTCATCTGCCTCTTCAACAGTAAAATAAGTATTCTTACCTACTTCAAAAGCTGCCATTACTTTCCCTCCTTTTTATTTAGGTTTAGGAGCGGTCATTTTACTGACCACTCCCTTACCCTTAATGTAATTCCGTAATTGTAATCTCAATATTGTCAGTTACTTTACTACCATCAGCTGCTGTTGCAATCAATGTAACATTTCCAGCTTCAGCAGGTGTTACTTTAACTGCTAGGTCAGCTGCATCTGACAAAGTTACAGCACCAGTGCTATCAGGGTCAATAGACCATGTTACTGCCTTAACAGTAGCGTTAGCAGGTGTTACAGCTACAGTGTAAGTTGACCCAGTCATATCATCTACCAAATCAAGAGTACTTCCACCAGAAATCTCAAGTCCAGTAATTGCTACTTGATTACCAGTTTCAGTTACATAGCCTTTTGCTAAGATGTATGGGTCAGCCAGAATAGGCACTGTCGAAATCTCAATACCACCCTGTGTTACAAACTTACCTTCAGACCAAGTCGGAAGTATAATGTCTACAACTCTACCGTCCATAGGCACCGCATATCTGATACCATCAATCTCACTGATGTAACCAAATATGAAAGGTATTCCTTTAGCTAAATCAGCGGCAGAGAAACAATTATCAGGAAGTGCAATAACAGGTATACCAAGAATCTGGTTAAACTTTCTGTTATTAACCTCTACTACTTCAACTCCCCTATTTCTGTGTGCGTTAATCGCCTGTGCATATGTCTTACCAGAACGAGTTGTATAACACACATTAGGAGTTACTCTCAGCTTAGCCATAATGTTATTGAGGTGTCTTTCAACCTTCAATGCCATATCAGCACTAAGCCCAGCACTTGCATCAAATGCTTCTGCAATAACCTGACCTGGATGAGTTGTGAAGAACTTATTGATACCATCAAATTGCTTAGAGCTTACCAGTGTGTTACCAGTAAACGACTGATATGCAAACCCGTTGATAATCTTGTTCATCTTCTGTTGTGTCTGTTGCTCAATCCAATTACTTACCATACCAGGATTAGAACCAAACGCTCTAACGTTCATTCTATCCACAGGGAATGCTCCACCCAGCTGTTTAAGAGCGAAGTCTACAGTCTTAGGCTCTTCAGCATCAGGTGTATAATCTTCTCCAATCGCTCTATTTGTTGCTGGTGCACCATCATTATCATAAACTACTGCACTAGCCTTCAAATTACCTAAATTATCAGGAGCTGCAATATTTACGAACTGCTGGATAGCCATAAACTCACTCTGCACTAAATATCTATTGATAGCATATTGCAGTACAGGTGTTGGTGCTGTTCCAGCAAAACCATTAAGACCAATTTCTGTCAAACTTGCCGTATTTCTCACCTTTACCTTTCTTATTTTAAATTTACTGTTGTTCTGACATAGCGCTTTCCATCGCTACAGCTTCCATAAGTGACCTAGGTGCTACAGAATCAGTATATGCCTTATTCACTGGGTCAAACCCCTCTGTCAGTGGGCTAGAAGCTTTTCCTTTATTGCTAAATAAACCAGGCTCTGACTTCTTCAAAGCCTCAAGAGACGTGTCAATACCGTAAACTTTTCCATCAACTAACTTGATAGATGTTTTATCTAGTAGACTGACTACAGTCTCAGGTTTAACTGCCAACTTTTCTTTCTTAACAGCTGCCATAATCTCTTTATCTAGCTTCTGCTGTTCTGTCTTACCAGAATAAACCTGTGCTAGTGTATTAAATGCATCTGCTACTTCTTTATTCGTTATCTTAGATGTATCAATTTTACCAGTTGATTTATCCAACCAGCCTTCCCCAAAAATACTCACAGGCTCGTCCTCCTTTTTCTCATGCTTAGTTTCTTTTTCATTTTTACCATCTTTCTTACTATCACCTTCCTCTTTCTTTTCAGAAGCTGAATTAATAGTAATATTGATGCCTTTACCATTATCATCTTTGTTGCCAGCATCTTTAGTGTTGTCTTTCTTTTCTTTCTTCTTGCCCTTATCTTCTCCGTCTAAGTTAACCTCTGCATCCAGATTGTCACCAAAGGCACTTTTAAGGACGTCAATCAGTTTCGCCATGTTGGTCTCCTCCTTTTTCCATCTTAATCCTTTCCATTTCAGCCTGTGCCTGTTCACTATTATATCCTAAATACTTTTCAAGCATAGTCTGTTTACTCAATATATCAGCACCTACCATTGTCTTAATGATTTCAGCTACTTGCTTATCATCATCAGTACGTCCTATAGAAAACACAATAGTTAATTCCTCTGGTTTAATTGCTATACCATTTAATCTGCAGAGTGTATAAAGACTGTTCTTAACTACATAATAAACATCTAAACTGTCTCTATTTCCTCTGTCTATTGCACTTTTTATAGTATTACCAAGAGTTTCCTCTGATATATTTCCAACATATTCACCACTTAGGAATGTCTTACCTAACTCACTTAGCTCATAGAATAAACTCATTAAGTCATCTCTATATTGTTTAGAGTTCTCAAGCTTTCCATCCCATGTTACATACTCTGGATTCTCTTCGCCATCTTGCCTAATTAAGTACTTACCATTTACTACCTTAAGCTCATATCCTCCAGTTTGTTCACTCTCTCTAAAATTCTGTGCCCCTAATATTAATAGAGGCTTCTCATGTTCATTCATTATATGTAGTTCACTAGATAGCCTCTGCTCTAATGCAAATATAACATCCTTTATATCCATAAAAGAACTCTGCCCATAAACCCCATCTGCTTCACTATTCAATGTTCCCCATTGTACTAATTCACAGTCCTCAATACCAGTCTCATAAGTATTTCCCTCTTTACTAATTGTCCTACCATTATACTCAAACTCTACTGGGTATCCTATAGTGCCACTTATATTATTACCATTGTAAGTATACACACGTTCAAATATAATTCCTTTTTGATGTATCTCAAATCTAATATGACTTGCCATTACTCTATTACTCGTCTTAGTATATATAACATTGTATATTACATAACCAAGTACCTGTTGTTTATCATGTGATGCTACAACCTTAAACCCATTATAAGGTGCAAATGCACTCACACCATCTTTATATGTCTTAATTGGACAATCACCGTATATCTCAATTAACTTAAAGAACTTCTTAATTCCCTCTTGCCATTTAGTTCTTTCTACTAATGCTGCAATCCTCTTATCTCTACCTATATCCCCAGACTTAATCAGTATATCATTAGAAAATACTAAGCTTATTAGCTTAGATACTGTTAGTTTAAAGAAGTTAGTAGATAACATCTTATAAGGCATTGTACATTCTTTATTATCTATAAGTCCAACCAATCTTTTACCCTTAGCATAATCACCAGTATAAAGTCTATGGTTATACTTATAAACTGCATTTCTACCCAATGCTTCTTGGTTTGGAAAGCTAGTATTAGGTAGTAAGAAACTAAAATCAGTGTAATACTGTCCTTTAGCTAATGACCTATATATGTCAACATTGCTACTATCATTCAATCTTTTATCTTTACCTAATGTATCAAATGTCTCCATTACCTAATTCCTCCTTCCTTTTCTATGCTGCATCATATGCTATTATATCAACCAATGAGTATCTTGTAGCATCTATAAAGTGGTTATTCTTATCAGGTAGCTCTGCTGTTACTTCATCAGTCTTTTTATCAATAATGTATTCATATTCAGTAAACTCTTTATATAACTGTGGTGTCAGTGTCTTACTTATATAAATACCATTTAAACTCTGCAACCACTTTACTCCACCCCGTACACTATCAGGCTTCTTCTTAACCCCAACAATGTTTAAGTTTACTTTCTTTAACTGTCTATTCAATATTGGACTTGCATTATCTGCCTTAACTGCAAAGTTGTTTTTATTTATCTGCCTTATCTCAAATGCTATATCCTCTATATCCATCTTAGGTTTACCAAATTCAGCTAGTGCATATAACTTTCTATTCTTCTTGTCATAATACCATTCAACATATGCACATGGGTCAGGTCCACCATATCCCCAGTCAAATCCTCTGTTTATTTCAGTTATGTTAAGTCTTTCCCTCTTACCATTCCAGTCCTTAACATTCGGAAATACGTTAGCATCAGTTCCTACAACTTTACCAAGATATGCCCATTCATAATATTTTAAGTTCTCTACCTTGGACTGCTCTGCTGTTCCTATAAACTCGTCTCCAAGCCAATCTGCCCTAGATACCTTTATCTTTCTTCCTGTCTTAACTCCATTGACCTTTTCATATATAGTGCATCCTTCTATAACATCTAAATAACTAGAATGATGTACTACTTGCTTCATTATCTTTTTAACGCCGTTTACTTCAAATTCAAACTCTTCATATACAGCATTAGAATCACTTTCAAGTATTTTACCAGAATAACTATTGTATTCTCTATTAACCCAGTTGCTATTTTGCATTGGAGGGTTATAAGTCATTATTGTACAGTGCTTACCCTTACCTCTTGAGAATGTTTGTATTAAACTGTTTATCTCCTTCAAACTCAAGAAGTTGTTTAATTCTTCTACCCAGATGTATCTAAATGCTCCACGTCTAGGCTTAAATGACTTTAAGTTCTCTGGATTATCACACCCAGTAAACTTAATACTTACATCTGTCTCTTTCCCTCTATCATCTAGTAGTACATATTCAAAAGGTGACTTCCTTAATTTCCAATAATCACCCACACCCATAAACCTTATAGCTTCTCTAAATGTATTTACTAGTCTCTCCTCAATCTTATTGCCATACTTTACAATTGCTATTGCACTCTCTTTATTACACATAGTGCCATTTATAATAGCATTAGCTGCAACCTGACTCTTTGTTGATGACCTTCCACCATTAAGTATAGCCCTGCTTACATCACAGTTTACTATTTCAGCATATACCTTTCTAAAGGTGTCTATAATTAGTTCATCCATGTCTATATCTATAACCATACTACCACTCCTTTTTATCTAGTGCAGGTGACTCACTATTGTAAGCCACCCACACTATTTAAAGGAGGACCCAGCATGGTAACTGGCATTGTTACAAAACATTTAAGTACTTACATTAAAATTAAATACTGTCTTATTATCATCCACAGTGTCCTCCTCCAAGTCGCTGCCACTGTTTTCTTTATTATACATTTTATTATACTGCTCAATTACCTCTATATTCTTAGCCTTTAATGCCAGCTCTAAAGCTGCATCTGCTACTAATTGCTTATTTATCATATCCCCAGCTACACCATATCCCCAAGCCTCAGCTACTTCATAATGATTCTTCATCATATCTACAAATGTCATAACATTAAAATCATTATTCGTTATATAACATGGAAAGCTCTTTTTTATCATTTCAACAGTAGTAGCCATATCTTTCCCAGTACTACTACATACCTTTATTAAACCAATAAACCTTGGTAGTTTCTTTTCTTTCAACAGCTTACCATACAAGTCATTCCCAATTAAGTTAGTGCACGCAACAGGCATATTTTCCAATACTGCATTTCTCTGACTGCTATTATTCTTATTACTGCAAGTATTGTTCTTTTTCCCACTAGTCCTTGCCATGTCACATAACACCTCACCTTCTTTCTCCTAAATCTTTTAGTATATCATATCTTATACCCATTATACAAGACCTATTTTAAAATTACAACAATTTACCACATAATATATTATTATTTTTAAAATGCTATTATATAAATCTACTATGTTGTGACTAAATTAATATAAGATGCTTACATAAAAAATTCCCCATGTACCAATTGTACACAGGGAATTTCAATTAAAATTCTATACTGTTATAATATAATTTTACTAGCGTCATAGTCAGCAACTCTACTGCCAT